CGTATAGCTGCAAACAATAGGTTAGGAGAAATACTAGATGAGCAAAGTGAAAAAATGCTTGAAAATGTTGATTTACAAATTAAAGCAGCACAATTAGAATTTAATAAAAACCAAAACCAAGAAAACTATATAGCATTATTAGAAGCACAAAATGAACGTGAAGCTGTACTTGCACAAATAGAAGGTTTTAGATCAGAACAATTAATAAACAGAATATCTTTACAAAGAGAAGCAGGTGAGTTAGCAATAGAGGATGCAGAAAAACTAATTGAATTAGAAGAAAAAAGAAAAGAAGCTATATATGGTGCTATGGATGCTGTAGCTGAAGCAGCAGGTGAAGAAAGTAAAATAGCAAAAGCATTGTTTCTTTTAAAAACAGGTTTTATAATTAACGAACAAATACTTGAAGCACAAGCAACATTACAAAGTATTATAAATTCAGCAGCAGAATCAGGGGTAGATGGAGCAAAAGGGTTTATGAAAGCAGCAGCAGCAGCACCTCCTCCTGCAAACGTGCCTTTAATAGCAATATTTGCAACACAAGCAGCAGGTATAGCAATGAGTATTAAGAGTGCAGTAAGTGCTGCTAAATCTATGGTAGGAAGTAAAGGTGGCGGAGCAGGTATGAGTGGTGGTCGTGGAGTATCTGCACCAGCACCTCCATCATTTAACGTAGTAGGAGCAGCACCTGAAAACCAATTAGCACAAACAATAGGCGATCAACAAGATAAACCTATAAAAGCATTTGTAGTAAGTGGTGATGTAAGCACAGCACAATCACTAGACCGTAATATAGTAGAAGGTGCTTCAATAGGATAACAAAATAGATAAATAATTATTGTATTAATATGGACATAGTAGAACTTTTTATAGATGAAAATGATGAGGTTTCTGGAATTGAAGCAATATCAGTAGTAGAAAACCCAGCAATAGAAGAAAACTTTATAGCACTAAAAAACCAAGAGTTTAAACTTGCAGAAGTAGACAAAGAAAAGCGTATACTTATGGGTGCTGCTTTGATACCTAACAAACCTATCTACCGTACAAATGGTGAGCAGGAATATTATATATACTTTAGTCAAGCAACTGTACGTAAAGCAAGTGAATTATTCTTTATAAAAGGTAACCAAAACAACTCAACATTAGAACATCAATTAGAACTTAAAGGGTTAACTGCTGTAGAAAGTTGGATAGTAGAAAGTGAACAAGATAAAAGCCGTATGTACGATTTAAACGTGCCTATTGGTACTTGGATGGTATCTATGAAAGTAAATAACGATGATGTTTGGAAAAAAGTAAAAGCAGGAGAAGTAAAAGGGTTTAGTATTGAAGGTTACTTTGCAGATAAGTTAGAAAGACCAAACGAACCTGTAAAAGATAAGATGTCCGAGCAAGAAGAAATGGCTAACGAATTAGTTGAAGAACTAAAGCACATACTAAAAGAAGAAAATTTAGAATCTTATTCAGATTATCCAAGTGGTGTTAAAAACAATGCTAAAAAAGGTATTGAACTAAACGAAAAAGTAAACAACAAGTGTGCAACACAAGTAGGAAAAGTAAGAGCACAACAATTAGCACAAGGAAAACCAATAACTACAGAAACTATTAAAAGGATGTTTAGTTATTTAAGCAGAGCACAAGAAGATTATGATGAAAATGATAGTAAAGCGTGTGGTACTATATCTTACTTATTGTGGGGTGGAAAAGCAGGTTTACGTTGGGCGGGTGCTAAACTTAAAGAACTTGATTTAATAGAAGAAGATTTAAAAAAGCCTTGTTACAATGGTTATGAAATGATAGGTTTCAAAATTAAAAACGGTAGAAAAGTACCTAATTGCGTACCAATAAAATAATATGAGTAGAATACCAAGTCCACAATCAGGTCGTAGAGGTTGCTTATGTAAAGATGATACATATTCTATAGAATGTTGCAATGGTAGCTTTCAAGCTCAAGGCGTAGGAAATGTAACAGGTACAATAGAAACACCAGGTGCAGGAGAATATGGTTATAGGGTAGAAAAATGTGGACATAGCCAAAAAAAACACTTTTATGGTTCTACACAATTAGTAGTAGGCAATGTATATTATATAAATGCAGATCACGATAACCATGATGGTTGTTATACTGTATTAAGCCAAGATCAAAACGCACACGGACATCATTTTAGTGCTGTAACATTATATAACGATTGTACAGCGTGTCAAGCAGCAAACTAAAAATATAACAAACTAAATATTAATTTATTATAATATATATGAAAGCAACAGATATGTTAAACAAAGTAAAAGAGGTACTTGGGGTAGAGTTATCTGAAGTACCTTTAGAAGTAAAGTTGGCACAAGCCGAACTTGAGAACGGTACAATTATAGAAAGCGAAAATTTTGAAGCTGGAGCAGAAGTGTTTATTGTTACCGAAGATGAAAAAGTAGCAATGCCTGTAGGCGAATACAAACTTGTAGATGGTGAATCATTAATTGTTGAAGAAGAAGGTATTATTGCTTCTATCGGTGCAGTTGAAGAAGCACCAGAAGAAGAAGTAGAAGCTGAAAAAAAAGAAGAAATGGGTTATGCTACTAAACAAGAACTTCAAGAGGTTAAAGAAATGGTTGAAGAAATTAAATCAATGCTTGAACCTAAAGAAGAAATGGCTGAAGAACCTGTAGAAGAAAATTCTGTTAAATCAGAAGAAACAACTACAAAAACTGTATACGCTGAAAAAGAAGATTTAAGCGAAGTACAAAAGGTTACTCATAACCCTGAAAAAGAAAACAAACCTAACTTAAACTTGTATTCACAAAAAAGAACTAATACAACTTTAGATAGAGTGTTAAATAAAATATCAAACATAAAATAAATAAATAATGTCAACAACAATAACAACTTCAAATGATGTGTTGAGAGCAAGATCAGAGCAAGAAACTTTGACTACTACTCAAGATATTCCTGTAAACAAAGCAGGTACCGAATTTAATATAGCAACAGATGCTAAAGTAATGACTTTACCAGCTATTACATCTGAAAATATTGGAATGGAATTTACATTCCGTAATACAGGTGCTGACGGTAACAACATTATCACTATTTCACCTGCTTCAACAGATGCAATTCACGGTACTGTAGGTTCAGTATCTTCTGGTGGTGTAGATGATAAAGATTGGATTAACACAAAAGCAACTGCAAATAAAGGCGATTGGTGTTCACTAAAAGCTGTAGCACTTACTGACTGGTATTTAACCGGCGGTGATGGTGTATGGGCAAGTGAATCGTAATAAATAAACTTATAAATAAAATAAAATGGCAACAACAAACTCAATAACTACTACGTATTCCGGTGAATTTGCTGGTCAGTACATTTCTGCCGCGTTACTTAGTGGGGCAACTTTGGATAATGGATTAATTACCATTAAGCCAAATATTAAATTTAAAGAAGTGATTAAAAAAGTATCAAGTGATGATATCGTAAAAGATGCAACTTGTGATTTTGATCCAACTTCAACTTTAACACTTACAGAACGTATTTTACAGCCTGATTTTCAGCAAGTAAATTTACAACTATGTAAAGCAGACTTTCATAACGATTGGGAAGCTGTACAAATGGGATATAGCGCTTTTGATAGCCTACCTCCATCATTTGCTGACTTTTTAATCGGACATGTAGCTTCTAAAGTTGCACAACGTACTGAACAATCTATTTGGAATGGTGCTGCTGCAACAGCAGGACAGTTTGGTGGATTTAAAGAACTACTTTTAGCTGATGCTGATGTAACAGATGTAGGAGCTGGTGCTGCTGTAACTGCTGCTAATGCAATTGATAAAATTGGTTTAGTAGTAGACGCAATAGGTAGTTCACTTTATACTTCAGAAGATATGTTTATTTATGTATCACAAAATGTAGCTAGAGCATATGTAAGAGCGCTTGGCGGATTTGCAAGTAATCTTGGTGCAGCAGGTACAGATGATAAAGGTACACAATGGTACAACGGTGGAGGTCTATCTTTTGATGGTATTAAAATCGCAGTAGCAAATGGATTAGCTGATAATACAATGGTCGCAGCAGAAAAATCTAACTTATTCTTTGGTACTGGTCTTTTAGCAGACCATAACGAGGTAAAAGTTATCGATATGGCTGACATTGATGGTTCACAGAACGTAAGAGTAGTAATGAGATTCACAGCAGGTGTTCAGTATGGCATCGGTAGCGATATCGTACTTTATTCTTAATAGATAATTAACCAATAAATTAGGTGGGTAAGCCAATAGTGCCTACTCACCTTTTTTTATTTAAAATATATAGATATGGCTTGTGATTTAACACTTGGTAGAAAAGAACCCTGCAAAGATGTTGTAGGTGGCTTAAAAAATGTTTATTTTGTCGATTTTGGTGATTTAGGTACGGTAACCTTAACAAATGATGAAATAACAAATATGACAGGTAGTTCTGGTAGTTTAACAGCATTTAAGTACGAATTAAAAGGAAATAGTAGCTTTGAACAAGCTATTACTTCTTCACGTGAAAACGGTACAACTTTTGTTGAACAGACTTTAACTTTAACTTTGAAAAAACTTACTAAAGAAGATAATAAAGAGTTAAAACTGTTGGCTTACGGTAGACCCCACGTTGCCGTAGAAGACTATAATGGTAATGTATTTATGATGGGATTAGAACACGGTGCAGAAGTAACAGGTGGTACTATTTCCACAGGTGCTGCAATGGGTGATTTATCAGGATATACATTAACGATGGCAGCAACAGAACTTGCACCTGCTAACTTTATGGATTCGGATACAAAAGATATAGACTTCCCATTTAGTGTAGTAGATTATGCAGGATTAGATGGTACAGTAACTATTACTTTAGGAACAAATACTTAATAGGGTTTTCATTTGGTAAATTAAGGGGTAGCCTAACGGTTACCCTTTTTTTTTGTTTTAATAATAACAAATTTCATACTTTTTTATTGTATATATATGATAGTATTACAAGAAAGTGGATCAGCGCAAAATATTGATTTTATACCAAGAGAATTTACTGCAAACGCATCTTATACGGTTAAAATAACAGATGAAACGCAAAACAAAGAAGTGTACAGTCAAGCAACAACAAGTATATCACAAAACTTATACTTCAATAGGTACAATGCTGTGTTTCCTGTAAAACAAGATATTTATTACACACTTAAAATACTTTCAGGTAGTTCAGTTGTATTTTTAGATAAAATATACTGTACAAACCAAACAGATTTACCAGCTTACACAATAAACAACGGTGAGTATACTTCTAATGCCACTACAAACGAATTTATCACAATATAATGGATAACTTACATATAGTAAAATTAGCTTCTTACAACCGCCCTAAAATAAGCGAAGATAAGCAAAAAGAATGGGTCAATTATGGAGAAGATAATGATTATTATTCTTACTTAATTAAACTTTATACAGATTCAACTACTAATAACGCAATTATTAACGGAGTTAGTAATATGATATACGGTAAAGGGTTAGATGCTTTAGATAGCAACACCAAAACAAACGAGTATGCTGCAATGCGATCTATTATAAGCAATGTATGTTTAAAAAAGGTTGTACTAGATTTAAAACTATTAGGTGAGGGTTCTTTTCAAGTACTTTACAAAGATAATAAAGTATTTAAAGCCGAGCATTTTCCGCGTCAAACATTACGTGCTGAAAAAATGAATGAAGATGGTGAGATAGAAGGGTACTATTATGCGCCAGACTGGACAAAAATAAAGCCAAAAGACAAACCAGAACGTATAGCAGCATTTGGTTTTGGCAACGGAAAAGAGCCAGAAATTAAAATAATAAAAAAATATGTTAGCGGCTACGATTACTACTGCCCTGTAGATTACCAAGGAGGCTTATCTTATGCTGAGCTTGAAAGCGAGATCTCTGATTATTTAATTAATGATGTTCAACATGGCTTTAGCGGGACTAAAGTAGTAAACTTTAATAATGGCGTCCCTGATCGCGAGAAACAGATGCAAGTTAAGAATGATGTAATGTCAAAACTTACAGGCGCAAGAGGTGAAAAAGTAGTAATTGCATTTAACAACAATGCAGAAAGCAAAACAACAGTTGATGACATACCATTAAACGATGCACCTCAACATTATGAATATTTATCAAATGAATGTAGTAATAAGTTAATAGTTTCGCATAGGGTGACTTCACCTTTATTATTGGGTATACGTACCGAAAACAATGGTTTAGGATCAAATGCAGACGAAATAAAAACCGCTGCGCTACTTTTTGACAATATTACTATAAAACCTTATCAAGAACTTATATGCGAATGTATAGATGATATATTAGCTGTTAATGGTATTAGTTTAAAACTATATTTTAAAACACTTCAACCGTTAGCATTTATAGAAACAGATAATGCAGTAACAGATGAAGTACGTGAAGAAGAAACAGGTGTAAAAAGAGAATTTACTTTAAAAAGCCAAGTAGTAGATAAAGACTTTGCTATTATAGATGATAGGTTAGCATATGCAACAAAAGAAATGGCAATAGAAGCTGCTAAAAACATTGGTTGTGAAGGTCATCACGAACACGAATACGAAGGTAAGATATGGTATATGCCTTGCGAGCAGCATAAGCAAAGTAATTTAAGTGCTGAAACAGATGATAAAGTATTTGATTTGCTTGATGAGTTTGGTGAAGATGAAGATTTAGAAAATTGGGATTTAGTAGATGAACGCAAAGTAGACTATGACCAAGAAGAAGCATTAGATAAAATGGTAGGTTTAGCA